GGCACCCTTCCCAAACGAATCCGAGGGACTCGTCAAAGTGCCGTGCGGCAGCGTTGTCCGCCGGCACCAGCGCCGTTACCCGACGGCAGCCCTGCTGGTTGAAGGGATAATCGAACGCAGCGAACAGAAACTCCCGCCCGAGCCAGCCCGGTCGTGCGCCCGCTACGTGCATCAGGACGTCTCCGTCGCTCCAGCGCTCGTACACCACGCCGCCAAGGAACTCTCCATTTCGGAGATACCCCAGTACATTGTACTCCGTCCATGGGACGCCTTCGAGTCCTAGACTCGCGGCGACAAATCGTGCGACATCTTGGCGCGGCTCGGAGATAATCACCCTACCACCCCACCCACAGTGTAAGTGAAGTCGTTGGCGACCCACTGGACTTCCAGGTCGTTGGTGTCGATCCGCAGCAGCATCGACGCCCAGTACCCCGGCACTGCAGCCGCCGTCCGCCAGTCGTTCCTGATCTCCAGCCCCGCCGCCCACAGCGCGTCGTCCCACAGGTCCACATCCCACTGAGCGCCAGTGACGACAGTGTAGAAGGCCTGGGACAGGGGACCCGGCGATTTGAAGTCGATCGAATACCCGATCGAGAACTCCAGCGGCCCATTGACCAGCAGCATCGGCCGCAGCAGGTTCCATTCCTTCAGCTGAGTGCTCATGCCGAAGTTGTTGTAGGCGGTCTGGGCCGCAGCCGTGATGTAGGTCCCGTGATCCGAGACCCCCGACCAAGCCTTTGCAATCCTGTCCGAATCGGCGAAGTACAGCTCGTTGTTGAACACCTCGAAGCAGCTCGCATTCCAGCCCGAGAACGAGCACCAGGACTTCGTCGTGGTGTTCATGACGTACTGCTGGGCGGTTGCACCGTTGGCTTGGGAAGGGATGTTGAAGATGAAAGCAGACTGGGTCGGCAGGATGCAGGCCTCCCAGCCTTCCAGGCTCCCGTACAGCCGCGCCGCCTCGTTGAACGCGCCCTCGATCTTGTTGGTCAGGGCGAGCTTGTAGTCGATGGTCGCAGACAGCAGCGCCTTCGACAGCGGGAAGGCACCGAACTGGGTGAGAACGATCAGGTCGCCACCGTACTTCTCGAGACACTTGCGGCCGAGCGGCGGGCCGATGAAATAGGTGCCGACGTGGGCCCAGGCTTGGGAGTCTCCCGGGTCGTTGCCGGTGAACAGCACCACTTCCCCCTGCGACGTCACAAACACTGCGTAGTCATCCGGGCCATCCCCGCCGTCGAAGGACCAGGAGCCCGCGGCCATCAGGTAGCCGCCTCGCTGGCAGACCGGGCCGAGTAGGAAATGGTTCAGGGCGCCGCCCACCGCGTCTGCCGCAAGGTACCAGAATCCCAGATCATCCTTCTCGATCACGAACAGCCTGCGCTTGTACACCATCGCCGTGACCAGGTCGGTGGTGGTCACGCCCGTGAGTGCTGGTGTCGAGGCCCCATCCACGCTGATCCAGTTCGTCCCGTCGAAGTACAGCGGCTCGTCGGTGCCGTTGAAGGCCAGGAGATAATGCCCACCCGACACCCCCATCTGGGTCCAGTTCCAGTACCCGTTCGTGCAGGCGGCGACCGGCGCTCCGACAGCCCCTGGCGAGCTGACGTCGTAGACGCCGCTGTTCGCGCCGGCAAACAGCTTGTTGCTCGCGTTCGGCGGGGAGTAGAGCATCAGGGACTTCGGCCGGTCGGCGAAGCCTGTAACATGGTCGCTCTCGCCGCCTCTGATCACACAATCCGTGACCCGCGGGAACCAGTTGACAAGATTCACCGCATCCGTCGGCTTCATGCCGGCGATCGGGTCCCGCTTGTTCCAGCCGCCAATCGGCGCCGGGAAGCTCCGAACGTGCGTGGTCTGGCCCTTGAAAGCGGCCTGGGGACGCTCGCTCGCCGCTGGCAGTCTGCGGGTCATACGTTCCAGCTCCCACTCGGGACCCAAATCCCCGGCAGGATGTCTCCATCGCCGCAGTGGTATCCCATGTCCAGCACCGGCGACCCGCCGTCCCGCCCGAGCGCATCCGCGATAAGAGCTTCGCAAGAGTTGAAGTCCTCGGCGTAGCTGAGCCCCTTCTCCTTCTTCCACCGCCAGAGCAGGTCGGCGCTGACAATGTCGTGGGGCAGGAGAATCTCGTCGTCATCGTCGTCGAAGATGGACTTGTAGGTGACCGTGTCCTCGTCCAGGATGAAGTTCTTCGAGACGTACTCGAACACCCAGTCGTGTCCAGCGGGCGGCGCCGGCGTGGTGATGAACTCGCCTTGGCGGATGCGGAAGGAGTACCGCGGGCCGGTGACGACGATCGCCTTGAGCGCTTGCCAGTCCTGCGGGCTGGTGGGTCCGAGCAGTGGCAGCTTCTCCGTCCGGTCCCATAGGGTCGCGGGCAGGAAGTACCTGTACCCGTTCGGAGCGAGGGTCGTGATGGGTCCCTGGGACTCGGTGTTCGTCGTGACCCAGGCTGCTTGGTTGATCAGCCGCTCCCAAGCGCCCCTTCCCGACAGGGCCCGGAGCCCTGCTTGCAACAGCGCGCGAATCTGCACGACCTGGGCGTCCTGGGACCCCATGACCGTCGTAGGCACGGGGAGGGCCTTCAGTTCGCAGAATTCCTCGACTGTTTCAAGCAGGGTGGACATCCGTCACTCCTCTTTCGGCGAGAGCGCCTTGACCTGGGCCTTCAGCTCGGTGTTGGCAGCCTCGAGTTCCAGGTTCCTCTTCTCGATCGCATCCAGCCGCAGCTGCATCGCGGCCATCTCCGAGGCGAGCTTCGCGGGCCCACTCTGGGCCTTGAGGAAGGCGATCGCCTTGTTCTTCATGTCCAGCGCGCCCATCCCGATCCGGGCCTGCGGCTCCGCGCTGATCTGCGCGAGGTCCTCGACCGTCAGGATGTTTGCCCGGATGACCGTTTCCTGCTGTGCCGGCGACAGCGCGGGCCAGCCCTTGATGGGCGTGCCGTTGAGCGGCAGTTCCTGGCCCTTCTGCCACGCGTTGTAGGCGCTGCGGTATCCTTCGAGCCACTGAAGCGGCAGCCGTTCCTCGCGCACCTGCTGCTCCATCTGCGCGAGCCAGTCGGTCACCTTCCGCTCGATCCGGTCCTTCGATCCGATGGGGGTGATCACAGCGAAGTCCTCGTCCACGAAGGCAGCATTCCCCTTCGCGTCTCGCTTTTCCACCGGCATACGCTTGAACTGCACGTAGCTCGGTCTCTCTTCTCTGATTTCCATTGCGCGACTCCTTTGCGTTGAACAGGGTAAAACAGGGGAGGACCGAAGCCCTCCCCCGAGCTACATCAGACCGTGACGTAGGTGCCGCAGGGGTACTGGATCATGCCCGCGCCGAAGCCCGTGTAGGTCCCGGTGATGGTCACGACGCCGGTGGCGGTCGAGGGCCGGTCGTTGAACGTCCCGATCGCGCTGCCCAGGTACACCGTCCGGCCGTCCGGGTCGAGACCTGCGATGACCGTCGCCGAGCCGTTGATGCCAGTCCCGGTGATCGTCATGCCGATGAACCAGCCGTCGTAGCCCTTGGTGTAGAGCACGCTTTGGCCGTTCACCGTCTGGACGTTGGTGATCGCGGTGGTTGCGGTCGCCGCCTTGACGTTGTGGTTGTTGAGAACGCCCTTGCCGGCAGTCGCCGCGCCCAGAATCCCCGCCGCGGTGAGGCCCATGACTGCATCCGCAGCCACCGTCGCGTTGGTCTTGTAGACCGCGGCGCCGGCAATCTGCAGCCAGCCATAGACACCCGAGGCCATCGGAGCCATCGCGATGCCCATGGGGTAGCCCAGGTTCGCGGTGTTCGGATGGAGGGTTGCCAGGAACGTCGGCATCGTGCCGACCACGCAGACGGAACCCTTCAGGATCGCATCGTTGGACTTCACGTACTGGAAGATGCCGTAGCCCCAGTACGGATCGACAGCCTCGACCTGGGCGCCGAGTTGCCAGCGCTGCGTCGAGTCCGGGACGAACCAGTCGTTGAAGGGTACTGCGCCTGCCACATTGATTGGTGCGAACATCGTACTTCTCCTTTTGGCCGCTCGGTCGACCGGTAAGCCACCAGCCCCTCATTACCCTCGGTGCGAGGAGGGGACCGCGAGCTGGTGGTTTGCTGGCGTCAATTACGGGTTCGTATTTGACGTCAAATTGACATCAGGCCTTGGCCACGCCCTGCAGGTGGCGGTTGCTGCAGGTCAGGTTCCCCATCCAGAGGATCGGGATGACCTCGCCATCCTGGTTGTAGGGCCGCATTTCGGGCATGATCTCCAGGTCCGCATCGCGGTGGACGCACAGCTGCAGGTACTCCGTGTTGATGAAGTACATGTGCGCAGCCGGGATGCCGGAGCCCCCGTCGAAGATGACCGTGGCGGTCTTGTATTTCAGGTTGTTGAAGCCCGCCTTCGCCATCTCTTCGTCCACGTAGCGCTTCAGCGAGACCTGGCTCGACTCGAAGAACGAGTACCAGTCGTTCGAGGAGACGATCAGGTCCGGCTTGTCGTCGCCGCGGACCAGGGCCAGCCAGAGCGGCAGCATGATCTGGCCTTCGATGGTGGTCGCGCTGACGGTCACGCCACCGCCACCCTGCAGGGGCGCTGCCGCCGACTGCACGATGTTGCGCCAGAAGGACCAGGTGCCCGAGTCGATGCCTCCCACGGTGCCGGTGCCCGCGTCCGCGATCAGGGCTTGGAGGCCGTTGATCTGGTTCGACAGGGTGCCGTCGCTGTAGACGTCGGACGAGAAGTTGTTCTTGAAGGTCCGGATGGCGTTCTTGACGCGGGCCTTGGCCAGGTTGATGATCCGCGACTCGCCGCTGTTGATCCGCAGCTCCCGGCCGGAGGCAACGACGTTGAGAGCGATCTGGCGCCACTGGTACTCCGCCGCGGAGATCACATCGGACTGCGAGACGTTCAGCACGTCCCAGTCGGAGTACCGCTGGTAGGTGCTGTTGTTCGCGTAGTCCAGCGGGGTCACGATCGTCAGGCCGCCGTCCTCGCGGTTGTAGTTGCCCTTCTTCATGATCCGGTTGACGAGAGCGTTGTTGTTGCTCACGTTGTCCTTGATCTCCTTCCGGTGCTTGCGGAAGGTGGTGGAGACAAGCTCCGTGAATACTGTGTTCGGGGATGCCATTTAAAGCGCTCCTGTTCAGGTTTGGGATTGAAGGTTGCGGTACGTCTCGCGCATGGTATCCTCCATCGAGCCCAGAGGTAGCTCCGAACTCAGGGCAGAATCGCTGCCGCGAACGTCCACACCCTTGCCACGCCGACGGGCCTCCGCGTCCTTGCGCGCATCTTCGAGGAGTTTCTTCTCGGTTTCTTCCCGAATCCGAGCTTCCTCTTTCGCGCGAGTCGTAGGATTTGCCCATACCGCCCGGTCGTACGCATCCTTGAGGGTCAGCCTCTTGTCTGCAAGCAGCAGGATCATGTCGTCTGCCACTTCGTTGAAGTACTTGTGGGCGGGGTCGGCCGCAAAGGCGGCCACTTCAGCATCCACCTTGGCCTTGGCCTCGGCGAACGCTTTTTGCTCCGCGGAGGTCTGGGCAGTCGTCAGGTCGCTGACGCGCTTTTCCAGTGCCTCCAGAGCAGGATCTTTGTAGGGTTTCTCGTCGGTGAGCGCAGCCGCGAGCTTCGCCGGGTCGATTCGGTAGCTCTTGCACAGCTGCGCCATGAAGTTGGTCCGCACACCCTCGTCGTCGCGGGAGAGCTGGAAGTGGGCGTTGAGGAGCTGGCCGACGCCCTTCACATGGTCGGTGATGCCGGCGGCCTCCAGCATCGGTACGTAGGGCGTGATCAGGTCGCGGAAGCTCTTCCCGTAGGCGGCGTCCGCCTTGTAGGGCTCCAGGCCCTTATGGAAGTCCTCTTCCCGCTTCATGACCTGCAGCTGCGTCGCCTCGTCCAGCTTTTCCCAGAGCGGATGGGCCTCCGGAGCCCAGGTTTTCGGCGCCGGGCGCTTGGCGGGAGTCTCCGAAACGGGCTTGCCATCGGCGTCCAGTTTCGGCGTCACCACGCTCTTGTCGGGAGCTGGCGGAGCGCCCTTGTCACCGGGGACTTTCTCGTCCGTAGGTGAAGTCGCGGGAGCCCCGTCCGAGTGCTCGGCCCCGAGGCCAAGTTCGCCCGCCAGCGTATTGGATGCTGCTTCGATGTCGACGTTCAGGTCCACGTCGTTGTTGTCTGCTTCCATTGTGCGACTCCTTTTCAGTTACGGGTTAGTGAGACGTCCAATCCAGCTTCCATTTCCGCGGCCAGTCGATCACGCTTGACTGCGGGTAGTTCGTGAATCGCTTGGTCCAAGGTGCGATCGAGTCCCTGCTCGAACCGAGCCTCCTGTTCTGCAGCCCGGCGCTCGCTGTCCTGCCGCATCCCGGGGTCCCACTCGACACAGCCAGTCCGAGCCAGGTCTTCACGACGCTGCCGCCGGGAGCCGACATAGCGGCCGTCGACCGGCGACTGATAGGCCGGGATGTCCACGCGGCCAAAGGGAACCGTCAGGAACACGCGCTCCGCAGGCGTCATGTGCACCGGGCAGCAGACCACCGAGCCCAGGTCGGCGATCTTGCAGTAGTGGCTGAAGTGGTGCCCGTGGGGGCAGCGATAATCATGCAGGGGCATTGGAGTTCCCCTTCGGTTGCGCCTGCGGCTGTGCTGGCACCTGCGACATCGCAACGGCCTGCGCCAGCTTGTTCTGTCCCTCTTGCATCTTCAGCCTGCCCATCAGGGCTTGGTATTCCGCCTTCATCTTCAGCTCGTCGCGCTTGAGCCGCAGCTCTTCCTTCTTGATTTCGAGTTCCAGCTGCATCAGTTCCTTCTCGTGCGCAGCCTTCTGCTTCTCGACCTCCATCTGGACCTGGGCCTTCTCGACCGCCGGATCGCTCTTGCCTTGCGGCGCCTGCATCTTTTGAATCTGGTCCTCGATCTCGTCGCCGAAGCGATATTTCCGGACGATGCCCAGCAGCATCGACTTCGCCGCGTCGAACGGGAGGGTGCCCTGCTCGACCAGCGGCCCGACGCCGTTCAGGAACTGCGCGACCGCATTCAGCACCTCCGCGAGGTTCTTCTGATCTTCCGTGGCCTCGAGGTCGACAGTCGAGTTCGTCTCTATGTCGATCTGGTACTGACGCTGTTGGTCGTTCCGCAGCGCCTCGAGAATCTGCTCCCACGAAGGCAGCGCGAGGGCCTGCTGGGCCATCTGCAGTTCCTCGGGGTTGCCCGGCGGCTGGCCCATGGCCTGGGCACTCTGTGCCCGCGCGAGCAGTCCCTGCGCCGCTTGCTTCTGCATCGCAGTGGGGTACTGCAGCCCCGTCATCTGCTTGAAGGTGTCCACCTTGAACTTCTTGACGGCAATTTCCAGCGTGATCCGCAGGACATCCCGCACGTAGCGCTGGACCTCCTTCTGCATCCGCTTCAGCCGCAGGGTCGCCCATCCCTCCTTGATCTCCTGCGCGCCGAGGGTCTCGGAGGCGGCCGTCTGGCCCCGGAGGATGTCAGAAATCCCTGTGATCTCGTAGATCACCTTCTTGCAGGCCTCGCGGGCCAGGAAGAGCTGTTGGACGACCACAACCAGTTTCTCGATCGGCATGAGCCAGATGGCCTTGTCCAGCCCGCCGTTCTGGAGCGAAGCGACATTCTCCGCCCCGACCATCACATTGTCGTCTTTCTTCAGCAGCTGCTCGAGGTCCTCTTTCAGCGTCGAGTCGTAGACGCCGCGGACCTTGATCGCCTCGACCACTCGGTTGATCCGAGTCGTGATCCGGTTGAGTTCCTTCGCCTGGTTCTTGTACAGCTGGTAGAGGGCCGTTGGCGTCAGGTCGTTGGACTTCCTCTGAAACATCAGCGGTTTCGGGAAGGGATAGAATCCGGTCAGCTCCAGCGGGTCGTCGATGACCTTGAGATAGCCTTCCTTGTAGGACTCGGCGATGAAGCGGACCTTCCGCCCGCCGTACTTGTCCCAGATTTCCCAGACCTTCGCGGTCCGCGGCGACTGTTCCTGGGAAGTCTCGTCCCGCTTGACATCGGACTTTTCTTCAGGCTCCTGGTCCTGCCCGGCCTCGAACTTGATCTTCGCGGCCATCGCAGCGCCGAACAGCCGCTTCGCCTCTTTCTCGGTGATGTCGTGCTCCAGCGCGATCCACGGCACCCGCTTCCAGGTCTTCGCGTAGCCGTGGACCCAACGATCCCATTTCAGCGACTCGAAGCAGACCGTTTCCCATGTCACAATCTCCGTCTCGCCGACAGTACCGGACTCGAAGTCGTACTTCGCCCGCGTCTGGCCCCGGCCGGGCAGCAGCCCATCCAGCACTCCGTCGCCCATGACGTCGTCGAAGGCGGCGTACTCGTCAGAGTTCGTGTCGAGCAGGAACGACAACGTCCGCTCGCCGACCTTCGCAGCGGCCTTCCCGAGCGGGTCCTCGTCCCGGAAGCGCCGGGTCACCTGCGGCCGCGGAGTGTTGTTGTACAGGGCCGGAAGCAGGGTCTCGGTGTTGGAGTAGAGGATGTTGAAGGGGATCGAATCCACCTTCTTCCCGTTGTAGATGTCCAGGACCTCGTTCCCGTCCTTCCGGAAGTCCTTTTCGCGCTTCTTCGCCGCAGCGATCTCGCCCAGCCAGAAGTAGACCGGGCCGCGACCGGGCTTCTCGGCGTCCTGGGTCGTCATGCCGTCAGTTGCGTCCATCGAGGTCCTCTTGCAACGGCGGGTAGCCGGCGATCTGGGCCTCCAGCTCCGCGATCCGTGCGTTGGCCATCAGGAGCCGTTGGCGCACCGCGTCCAGCTCCGTGGCCATCTCCGCGCAGCGGGACCCCAGAAGGTCCACGAGGATCGTGCGCTGGGACTCGAGTTCCCGGATGGCGGGGGTCACAGCTTGATATCCTCCACAGGCGCTTCGATCGGGACCTCGACAGGCTCCACGACCTTTGGCACGGGCTTGGTGAACACGCCCAGGGGCAGCCCAGGCTCGGGCCACCCAGCGAAAGTGTGCGGGGTCAGGCTCTTGCCCGCGGTCTGGTCCTTGACAATCAGGACCGTGTCGCCTTTGTCCTCAGCGACGTAGAGCGCATCCGCCGGCGTCGCCTGCTTGTCGTCGACGATCAGGTCCAGAACACCGTCGTAGGTCACGCCGACGAGGGACTGGACTCCACCTTGCGGAATTTTGTCGAGGATCAGTCGTTTCATGATGTGATCGCCTGAAGTTGTGCTGCGCTGAACTGCGTCTGCCAGATGGAGACGTTCTTGATGGCGCAGTAGCCTTGCGAACCGCCAATCCCAGCAACTCCTATACCAAAAGCTGCTTCGGCCCCCAAATTAGATGCCGCCACGTCGCTCCCCTCATCTACTCCACCTTGTGCCATGCGTCCTCCAGCACCTCCGTAGGTGCATGCCAGCTTTACCATTACGCCGGACGCGATATTCGATCCATCAACTCCAACGACTGCTGCACCTGTTCCGTAAGTGAACGCCGGGGAAAGTTGATTATCGGAAACATTACGCACTTCAAACCGATTATTTCCTGCCGGTGTTGTGCTAAATGCCAGCCGCCTTACATTTACTGCTACAACGGAATCTGTCGTCACTTCGAGATACACAGTGCCGGGATTCGTTCCAATGCTCATGTTTCCGGCAGTCGCATAGGTCAAGGAGTCCGCATTCCGCGTCACCGTCGCGTTCGTGGTTGGGATGTAGGAGGATGCGAAGGAGGCGTTGTTCTCGAATTGGGCGCCCCATTCGTAGCGGGTCCCATTGTTGATTCTAGTACCATTACCGTTTCCAGTAGCACTGGCACTATAACTGTTGATGTTCGTGAGCCCGCTTCCAACGTTTCCGCTGATGGTGCAGCGATACCAACCCCCCGGATACGCCTTTATGGTCGAGCCCGAAGCAACCCCTGTCCCTGCCACTGTGGGGGTCCCTGCCACTCCGTTCGCAATGTCAAACCAGCCGTTGACCTGATTCGCGCCGCTCGCAATTCCAAGACGCACCCAATCGTGGTTCCCACGGCGGAACCAACGAGACGCCGTATGCACAACATCTGCGGTCGCAGTAATTGATTGCGCAAGGAATGCAGTCCCTGCGACACCCTCGGTTACGAGATCAGCATTCTGCGTTCCATCCGGGCTGATCGTGTTGTCAGCAGTGATGGTGGTGTCCGTCTTGCCCCAACTCGCGTTGTCGAACTCACTCGCCCGCAGCAGCAGATTCGTCCGCTGCCCTTCGGCGAGGTAGCCGAGGTAGGTCTGGGCGACGCTGCGTGCAACAGTCGTCGTGGCGACGTAGGCGCCAGTCGTTGCGCCCTTTTCCAGCTGAAAGCCCCAGCCATATACGTACTTGCCTGGAGTGCTTACCCCGTTTGTTTCAGGGTAGAAGTAGTACGAAATGGTGCTGTTCACTCCAACGGCACAAGTGAACGACACCCGCGTCCAGCCGTCTCCTACGTCCGTGCTGGAGAAGGTGCCAGCCCCTGATGCAAGCTGTATTGAAGTGCCGTTGAATGCAATTTGGCACAGCCACGTAGCCGCGGTTGTGTCGCGCAGGCCCGCAAACCAGGTGTTTACGTTTCCTTGCTTGACGTAAAAGGAGGCTGTATATGTTGCGCCCACATCCAGCGTGAGCGCCTGTCGAATGGCCGGAGCAGGCCCAACGCCACCCGTTTCGATTCTGTCGGCTGTCCAAGTTCCGTCTGGCGCTACGGCGGTATCTGCATACACCACAGCGTTGTTCTGCCGCAGCCACGTGCCGCCTACATCCAGCGTTTGGCTCTGGAGCGCTATGTTCGTCACCACCGAACTCGGATCGTAGTAGCTCCGAGGCTGCCCGCTCGCCACTTGGGCAATCAGCCCGTTCGACAGCACCGTCCAGGCCGCAGTCGCCCGTGTGAAGGTCGCGGTGCCCGAGCCCCTGGCCGTGAAGGGGGTCGTGTTGACCACTCCCGCGCCTGCGTCCGTCAGGGGCAGGGAGAACGAGATTCCCCCGACCAGCGCAGCTCCAGTCGCCCCGTCCGCGGCCCATCCCAGCGGGTACGGATCGGTCGCGGGCACTCCCGCCCGATTCAGCACGACCAGCGCGCCGTCCTGGCGAGTCTTGAACCCGTTGATCCAGGTGAACGGCCCGGTCACTGCATCCGAGGTCACGTACAGCGCTCCGTCGTCGGTGAAGGCCCAGCCTCCAATCGACCGGGCGTTCGCCGGCACCGCAGCTCCTGCATCCGCGACATACGCCGCTTGCAGTTCCGGATTCACCGCCCAGCCGCCATGCCGCGGGTAGGCCGCCGAGATGGCGTCCGTCTTGGGGATGATGTTCAGGTCGCCGGTTTGGGCGTACACTGACGAGGGCAGGATCACAGCGCCTCCTCTCTCTGTGCAGCCATCCGGTCGAAGTGCTTCTTCTTCAGGTCGCCGAAGGTGGCCTCGGAGGGCAGCTTGTCCCCGGTCGGCGGGGAGAACTGCGGAGCCCGTGGCAGGTAGGGCCGGCTCATGCAGGCGTACCGCGTTTCGTCCCCCGCATGGTCCTCAGCGTCCGTGTCGATGTCCTCCGCATCATGCTCGTCATGCTGCAGCACCGGGATGGTGCGGATCGAGTCCTCGCAGTTCTCGAGGAAGTACAGCATGGGGTCTTGGCCATCCCCGATCAGCCGAGCCCGCATCTGGTCCCAGCCGACCTTCCGCTTGTTGTCCGCGGGTCTGAAGGCGAACTTCTCGACCAGGAACCGTTCGCCGATCGAAGGCCCGCCATCCCGGTCGAAGATCGCAGGGTCCGCGACCCGGTAGCGCATCCGCTCGCCCGCTTCCCGATTCAGCCCGCCACGAGCGACTGTCTCCGCGTGGAGCTTGAGCCCGACATTCGGCTTCCCCGGCACCATGCCGTACCACTCGCGGTACTTGACGATCGCGCCCTTCGGCGGCCGCCAGCCATTCTCGTCCGGGTCCCAGCGCCCATCGGAGACTGCATACCAGCCCAGGCTGAACGGCTTGGCCGAGCCCCAGTCGAAGCTCGCAAACCGCAGCGCATCATGGGGGATTCGCCGGAGCCAGTCGTCGCTCAGCACGTGCTTCGAGGCATCGAAACAGTCGAAGAACGCGCCGAGGATGATGTCCCAGTCGCCCTCGAGCCACGCCTTGACCAGCTGGGCCGAGCCCTGTTGCTGCAGCCGCGCAATGTAGAGCGGATCGTTCCGCATGAGCAGCGGATTGTCGGTGATCCGGGAGGGGATGTACACCCGCTCCGTCCACATCTCCTCGCCGGTGAAGGGATTGATGAACTTTTCTCGCAGGACCTCATATCCGCGCTTGTTCGGCGAGATGTAGCGGTCCTTCACCCACTGGTGGCCGGGTCCGCCAGGGTTGCAGGTCAGTCGCAGACCCACGGGAACGCCGACCGCCGAGCGAAGTGTAGCGCGAAGCTTGTTGATGGGCTCAGGGGACGGAAAATTGGTCGCTTCCTCGACGTAGACGCGCGTGTAGCTGTGCCCCTGGTACTCGTCGGCATCACTGTCCCGCTCGAGATAGCGGAATTTGAGGCGCGCTCCGTTCGGGAATGTCCATTCGTGCTTCTGGTCCCGGTATTTGGCGCCCAGGAGCGGAAATATCGTCCTCGTCCGGGCGATCACTTCCTCAAGCTGCGTCAGTTTCCGCCGAACAAACAGCCCGACTGCGTGTTCGCCGTAGGTGCTCGCGTGTTCCAGCCAGTCGCCGATGGAGCCTTCCGTCTTTCCGCCGCCGCGGGAGCCGCCGAAGCACACCTCGAACACGGGGCAGGAGACGTAAGCCTCCTGCGGCCCCGATTGCGGGCTCCAGACAACTTTGTAGTCCGCGGCGCCCATCACGCTACCCCCTCACAAACCCCTGGGGCTGGAGCAGTGTCGGCGGCTTCGGATTCGGGACGATCTTGGAGTTCACTTTCCGCAGCACATCCGCCCGCTGTTGTGGTGCTTGGCGCTTCACCAGCGTCTCGGCGACCTTCTGACGGGCGCTAGGCACTGATCACCTCCTCCGTCAGGATCGCGCCGACCGGAGGCGGGTTCGGCGCAGCAGGAGCAGGAGCCTCAGCCCTGGTTGCCGCCGATACAAGTTCGCCTTCATCACCCGGAGGAGGTTCGATGGCGGGTCTGCTCGTGGCGGGCAAGGCTTCTGCTGATCTGCTGGCCGAGTTGGGGTTGTGGCGCTCCGCCCAGACTTCGCTCGAGCTCGCTTTCGCGGGCACTTGCACCACAAACTGGTTGTTGACCACAGGGGCCACCGACTTGGCTCCGTAGCCGAGGGCTTTCGAGGCTGCGTTCAGCACCCCCAGGGTCAGGTCGTCGGAGGGATTCGCCTCCAGTTTCTGCATCAGCTTGGCGGCGGACTGGAGCACGAGGCCCTTGAGGCGCTCTTCAACCGTCGCCTTGAGGGCCGGGTCGATGATCTCTTCTTTCCGCTTCGCCAGCGCGGCCTGGAACGCATCCGTCGCGATCACCTGCGACACCCACCCCTCCGTATACCCGAAGATCGCAGCGAGCTGGCGCTGGCTGATCCCTGGATTCCTGACGATTTCGTCGATGAAGCCCTCGTGCGAGTAGTTGATCTTCTTGATCACTTCGCGGGCCGGGGCATCCTCTGCAAGGAACACCCGCAGACTTTCAGGCAAACTGGCCGAGGGCGGGGCAAGGGTATCCATTGCGCGATTATGCCGGCGGGCCGGGGCACTTGTCAAGCCCTGAGCGCGCGGAAAGGGCCCTGGACTGCGGCCCGGGGGCGAACGGTCGCGGGTTGACGCCAATTCCTCCCCCGTAATTGACGCCAGTCCCCGCCAGCCCCCGCCAGCAGACTGTGGACTCCCTGCGGGCTCCTGGAAGTGTGATTCCCCCAAAGTGGGATCCAGTGTCCAACGAGGGAATACCCCGGCCTAGGGCACGAATTTAGACCCCCCGGCCTGCCGATAACCACCCCCGGGTCAAGGTCTTTGTGCGCTGCAACAGAGACAGCTAGTTAGTGAGGGCTCGCTGTCAAGTTGCTGCGATGCAACGTGGCATGAAGCTTGCCTTAGGCAAGATGCGGGCCTGTAAGGTCGCGGGCATGAATGTTGCTTGGTCGCGGCAGGCATGGAATTTGCTACGCGCGCACGCACGGGTTTATTAGCGTGGCGCCGGGGACGGGTAATTGTAACTGAATGTAAAAGCCGCATCGGCGCTTGACAGGAGGCAAGGCGCATGGAATGATGGGTTACGGTCAATGTTGACCGATTGGAGGCTCAAATGACGTACATCACCAGGAATCGGAAAGGCGCCGTAACGGTCCAGCAATATCGTGTGGTACGTATCAATGGCGAGACTTTTGTCTCCGCCGAAGACGCCACAACGCAGCCGGTAATCATGAAGGTTACGGAGCGATTTGTCCGCGCCTACGCCCGCGAGCTGTTCTGAGTTGACATCCGATAGGGGCCTGGGTTAGGCTCCCTTCGGATGGCAATTCCGCCATCCTAAATGGAGGCTCATATGAACACGAAGGCGAAAAGCAATTCGGTTATCACGCACGAAATCACCGAAGGTCACATCCGGTTCAACGTGCTCGGGGTAGGCGAACTCCGGCTGGACATGGAAAAGCTGGATGCGGCTATCATCCACCGCGCCGCGATTCACGGCATGATCCAGCGCATTTCGGACGCGGCCGCGATCAGCCGCAACCCGGAAACGGGCGCACCGGCAACGGCGGAGAAGAAGTTCGCCGCGATGCAACGGCTGGTGAACCATTACGAATCCGGCACCTCGGAATGGTCGTGCCGTCCGCAGGCTGGTGAGGGCCAATCCGGCGGCCTGCTGTTCCGCGCCCTTTGCCAAATGTCCGAAGGCACGCGCACGCCCGAGGAAATCCGGGAATGGATGAAGGGGAAAACCAAGGCCCAACTGGCCGCCTTGCGCGCCAGCGAACGGGTCGCCGCGATCATCGCGACCCTGCGGCCCGTGTCCATCGAGGTGGATACGGATAACCTGCTGGACGAGCTCAACGCCTAACCGCAGTCCCTTACCCCGCCAGCGGCCCGCAAGGGCCGTTTGGCGCTTGTGGGGGACCGCGGCAGCCGCCCCAGAACCGTCCCCATTCCACGCAGCCGCATCCCCGTACCCCTACCCATCCCCGAGTCGCCGGATTGATCCTGGCGCATCCTGGCCCGCCGCAACAACGATCATCATCATGATGTTCACACCACCACCACCATCATCACGATGATGAGGGGTACACCCTCCCCCTTTCTGTCTCAGTGCCGCCGATTTGGTTAGTGGTTACTCATAGTTCTCTTTTTTTTTTATTGTAAATTTTACAAAACTGGACCAGAAAGGGCCAAGGAGCCTGAGACGGATTGAGGGAGGGGGTATACCTCATCATGATGATGATGGTGGTGGTTGTGGTGGCCGGGAACAACATGATGATGGTGGTGGCATCCCTTGCTGGACACCGTGCCCGCAACGCGGTATGATCGCGGATTCGGGACGGAGGTGGGGCATGGGACGGGATAGGGACTGGGAAGCAGCGCTTACGCGCAAGCGGACCGCAGCGGCGACGCTGAATGAGCGAGAGGTTGCGCGGATTAAGAGGTTGTTCAAGGAAGGCTGGACGCCACGGCAAGTTGCAGAGGCGTATCTGGTTGGGATTGAGACAGCGAGGAGGATCAGGCGAGAGGAGTCTTGGGCTTGGGTTGAGGCGGAAGGGGAGGCAGAGCAACGAGCAGAGGCTGCGGCACGGGCGCCGGCGAGTCCGGAGCTGGAGGCGCGGATCAAGGCCTCGCAGGACAAGCTGCTGCAACTGATCAAGGCGGACCAGCAGGAGACGGGGCTGGTGCCGGGACCTTACGGGATTCCGGTCAGGAGCCAGAAAGGCCAGAGCGCCCTAGCGGACCTGATAGCGCTGGAGGGGACAGGGGACGCGGGCAGGGAAGAGCGGGTTGCGGGCAGGCTGCGGGAAGAGGAAGCCGTCCGCACAGCGCCGGACAGGATGCTGGAGGAACTGGTCAACGAGAAAGGAGACGGGGATGGACAAGGAGACAGCCCGGCTGATGCCGGAGGTAAGCAAGCTGGTTGAGGCGAATGGAGAGCTGGGGGATATGGCGCTCAACTGCGTAGCCCTGCGAGCGCTGCATTCGCGGGTTGCGGAGTTCAGTCTGACGTTGAGCCTACAGCTGACCATGCTGTCGGCGACGATGGCGATGGACCTTGCGCGGACAAAGGGACATGATCCGGCCAAGCTGCATGACCTCTGTCTGGCGATCGAAGCGGCTGCGGCCCGCGACAACGCGCACCGGGAAACTCTTGCTTGTGCGGACCCCGGCGGTATGGTACATTGACGCTACGGGCCAATGGTGGCCCGCATGGAGGCTCACAAATGAAACCAAGAGTGATTGTCAAGTACAAGCGCATATGGACCCTGCGCCTGGGGATGGTCCGAAGCGTCCCGATTCAGCGTGACGGATTCGCCAATCTGCACTCCGATGTCAGTCATGCCTTCGACGACATGCGCGCGCAGAAGATTGCACGGCTGTTCCGTGCCAAGGGCGTGATAGTGCAGAACGGCTACTTTCCTGAGGTGGAGCTATGACCACCGACTCCCATCTGGTCGTCCGCAAGGACAACACAGTCCAGACCTATTCTGGTCCGGACGCGGTCAACTTCTTCCGCGCCCGCATCCTGCTCTCGGGTCTGAATATGTGGGCCGACACCGGCGGGAAGATGATCCTGACCCGCGGCATGACGCTCAAGCGGATGCTGGAGATCACCACCGGCTACACCGGGAAGAGCTACAAGCGCAAGGACCTTGAGCAGGCCATCAAGGACTTGGACATCTGGCTGCAGACCATGCAAACGGCACTGCCGATCGTCCAGAGCGACAGCTAATCCCTTGATTGACACCATGCCCGGGTGCGGGTATCATCCGCCCTCGCGCAATGCGCAATTACGGGCAGCACGGCGAGCGGCCCTTAAAATAGGCTCGCCACGGAGTAACTGTAAAGGAGATTGAAATGACCGAAGCAACCAGCACCGAAGCAGCCGCCAGCAAGAAGCCCAAGGCGGAAGTGGTCGCCATCACCATGCAGGACGGCAGGACCGTGGAATTCGCGGGCAAGCGGAAAATGCTGAAGTCCACGAGCATCGAGGGCACGACCGTCAAGACCCGACTGGACTTCCGCAACGGCGAGACCAGGGAGTTCACCATCCCCGATGCGCTGCTGCTGCAATTCGCCGGCCACGGCGCGGAGCAGAAGCTCGGTGACGAGACCGCCGGGGAGGAAGATGTCGATGACATGGTTCTCAGCGTCGATGCCCTGATCGAGCGGCTGAATCGCGGCGAGTGGCGGACGCAGCGCGAGCCCGGCTCCAGCATGGCCGGCACCAGCGTGCTGCTGCAAGCCCTCGTCGAGCTGTCCGGCAAGAGCAAGGAGGACGTCAAGGCCTTCCTCGCCACGAAGTCCCAGGCGGAAAAGGCTGCGCTGCGCGCGAGCGACAAGCTGCGCCCGATCGTCCAGCGCATCGAGGCGGAGAAGGCAGCGAAGAACAACAAGGTGGACACGGCCGGGCTGCTCGCCGAGCTGGCCATCTGACTGTTCGCAGTACCAGTACGCTGTCCGGCAAGGGGTTGGCAACAGCCCCTTGTTCTGATGCGCAATGGTGCGCAGATAGGAGGCTCAGATGCCGAAGGCACGGGAAGGGATGGTCACCAAGCTGGTGGACACCGGCTATGGGGCAGCACGGCTTGACTTCGACCCGCAGCCGCTGATCTGGGACAACGACAACGAGCGCGGGCTTACTGCAACGCTGTTCCAGCCCGCTGACGAAGCGATGGCCGCCCAGTCGGTGTATCTCGGCAACCTCGCCGGCATCCGGGCGCTGCACCAAGCCCTCGGCGAGATGCTGGCCCTGCGGGACAAGGCGTGGGCGCAGGCGCAAGAGACCCGCGACCAGCTGAACAACGAATAGCCTGTGCTGAAGGCAGAGGGTTGGGAACAGCCCTCTGTTCTTGAGCGAGGCGCCGAGTAAAGGCACTCTGATCCGCTTGGGGCTCGGTCTAGGATACAAGTCCCCGCTCAACAACCCACTAAAGGAGGCTCAGATGCAACTTCACGCAATGTTCAAGGAAAGCGTCGAGCAAATCGCCGAGGCACAAAGGCTGCTCGGCAAGGTCGATACTAGCGGGCCGCTGACGCTCGACGACGTCCACAGGATGAAAACAGCTTCGGCGATTTTGTGGAGCGGACACGAGAAGCTGCTGCGACTCTTGGGGAGGCTCGGCGGATGAAAAAGCTCTGGAAGCTCCTGCTCGCCATCCGCGATGTCTGGGATGACTGGGGCTGGACTGCATTCTGGCTCATCCCGATTGTCTCGCTGATTGTCGGGAGGCCGCTGTGACAACAGAGTTCGAGCCGGCTCCAGCGGAGCCTCTGACGAAGCGAGAGCAGTTCGCGCTTGCAGCTCTACAGGCGCTGATCTCCCGTTCGCCAGCGGGCACTGTAGCAAGTTACCCAGCCACGCTTGCGGCGGTCGCGGTCCAGCAGGCGGATCTGCTGATACAGGAGCTCGACAAATGACCCTCGTCCGAATCCGGCGCTACGGCCAGACCGAAGTCACGGACGTCTCTTTCTCCGGCGAGTTCGAGAACGAGCTGGCGCAGCAGTTCCTCTCCGCAATCCGCATGGGCCTGATCTGGCCTTCGGACGGCGGGGAGGCAGAAGACCTGCATCTGCTGGTCTGGTCAGATGAGCTCGGGCAGTTTGTGGAAGGATGAAGCCACATCTGCACCAGACACAAGGGTACTGGCTGTGCTCAAGGCCCAAGGCCTTGCCATTCGAGCTGTTCGTGACCGGCTACGGTCGCACACCACAACAGGCCTTTGAAGACTGGCAACGTAAGCTAAGTCGACGCTGGCGTGCTGTCTGCGCCGGTGCTTGGTGCCCGAAATAACGCGCGGCGCTAGCCGCGAAGTCCAGGAGGAAATGAGCCTCCAGCCTGGGCGCCGTGGGGGAGAGGGCAGGTCAGCTTAGTCCTGCCCTCTCCAAGCCCGGTCGCGGGCCATTGCTCCCATCTCCGTTACACATTGTTACCTTTCACTGGCTTGACAACGTGCCTGCGCTGTGGTATACTGGCATTGTACGGTGGGATACCGTGCTCATTCAAGGAGGCTCACAATGGCAACGAAGCATACTACCTGGTCTGTTACATGGGACCGCAGGAACAAAGACGGCTCCCCGATGCTGGACAGGAAGGGAAACGTCAAGCGCACCGGCAACAGGTTCTTCTCGAAGGCTGAAGCACAGCAAGTCTACGATATACGCGTTGCAGAAGGCCGCAATCCGACCCCGCTCAAAGAGGAACAGCTGGACTGGATCGGTTTATAGGCCCACCAAGTGTCACCGCACAGCGACAAGAATTCCCGCACGTCTTGATTGACATGACGCCAATTACCGCGGTATAATTGGCGTCAATACCCGCCGTGCGTCCGGGCCCAGGCGCACCTAATGGAGGCTCAAATGAACGACGCAATCGAACGGATAGAAGAGCTGCGCGACGAGTACGCGCAAGGGCTCTACACCAAGGAAGAGTATTTGGGTAAGGTCTTGGAAGCCGCAGGACAAGGCTTGGAGGACGCCCAAAAATGAAAAACAACTTCCTCTCGCCGTCCGACCCCGAATCCCTCTTCACCGACCCTCTCGACGGCCTGCTGGCCGACGCGCTCAAGCAACAGTCCTCCCGCCAGACGCGGGTCAAGGCCACGCCTAGCAAGGACGACAAGCCACTCGTCAAGCCCGCGAAGCTCACGCCGGGCTTCTACTCCCCAGAGAACTGGGAGCGATCGCGCACCATTTCCTTAATCCACCAGCCGACGAACACCTTGCTCGGCAACTTCCACGAGCTCCACTACAAACCGTGGCCGGCGACTCGCAAGCTCGTCCGGGTCGAGGGTCCAGTGCCGACGGAAGGCACGGAGTTTGTGACAGGCGACTGGTGGTTGCAGCAAGAGGTAGAGCGGCACCAAGACCCACAGCGGTGGGTGGAGACCCGAGCTGCTATCCTCGGCATCACCCTCGCCGAATGCGGCCTGCACTGCGACGCAGCAGAGGTCCGGGTCCGGCTCGAACATGGCTATGTGGCCCGGGTGGAGCTGGCGCAGGACACTCGCTTCACCTGCCCGGAGCGGAACACCTTCCTGATACTGCATGCGGGTCTGGACGTCCAAGGCTGCATGAGCCTCGATTCCCGGCTGGCGCTCAAGGCCGAACTGGCCATCGGGGAGGAGGAAGCATGACCTTCGAACGAATCGTACAGGTGCAAGCTCCCTACGACCGCCGGCACCCTGACCCGAAGAAAAACTGCGGCATACACGGCATGACACTGCGCTTCATCCTCAAGGGTGAGAAGGGCGCAACACAGTTCGTGTTCTACACGGCCCAGCATCTTCGCCATGTCGCGGACGAGCTGTACGCGCGTGGAGGTAGCCCGTACAATCCCTTTCACGGCATGGGCGCGGACATAGGCTACCACGCCTACAAGCCGCTGTACGCAGGGCAAGATGTCTCCTTTGAAGAGTGCGACATTCTGGGCTGCCCGTGCTACTATGACGGAACCTCCCTCGGCGCGATGGAGTTCGAAGAGGAGTTCCTTCGTGGTGGCGATGCTGTAGTCTGGCCGATGCTGGAAGCACGGTACAAAGAGATTTTCGGGGAGGAGGAATGAAAGATAGCGAACGGTTCGAAGTGCTGTTGCCGAAGCAGCCCGAAGCATTGCAGCCCCGCGACGCCACCGAGAAGCTTCGTATGACGGTAGCGTACCAGCTAGGACTGGCTGACGGGCTACAGGAGCTGAATCGTAGACTGGAGGAGACGCTCCATGTCAAAACGCGCTGAGTTCTTCTGGACCGGTGGCACGGTAGTGGTCTGCCTCGGCGCAATCTACGGCGCCATGTCCATGCTCGCGGAGTACGACAAGGTCCAGCTCGCCAACCGGGAGCTGGTCCGCAGTCTGCAATCCAGCTGCTACCCCCAGCGGGTCGGCCAAGGCGTGGCCCTGATCATCGAGGGCAACCGGCTGGTATGCCAGCGCTTCGACCACGGGATTCCCGAGGACATCTGGAAGGAATACCTCCAGCGCCGGCAGAAGAAGCCGGGGAGGGAGGCGTCATGATCGAGGGACTGCTGATGTTGGCGTTCGCGGTCGGCCTGCTGGTCGGAGTCCTCGCGCCGCGGCCGGGGGAGTGGTGATGGATAAAGACTTCCTCAAGTTCCTCTCGGCCTTGGTGTTGCTGCTTGGCGGCTTTTTCTGCGCGTTGGGGGCCTTTGCGCACTATTACGGGCAGTATCAGTGCGCCAACTACGCCCGAATCACAGGCAAGGCCACGCAATGGGCAGCCCTTGACACTTGCTACATCCAGACGGCAGAAGGCTGGCAGCGTTGGGACGAGTACAAGATTCGGGCGACTGCGTCAGAGGGCCTGAAGTGATGGAGACCCTCCACAACTTGCCGCCAAGCTACTGCCAGTGCCCCGTCTGCTCCGCGAGCGCAGAGCCCGCACTCCTCGGCGAGTGCGAATACGTGCTGCAGGACGAGGCGGTGGAACACGAGCTGGAGGAAGAGCGGCGGCTGGACAGCGCCCAGCGGGCACGAGACATGCAGGACAGGAGGCTCATATGAGCGATACGCCGAGGACGGATGAGTACGTAGATGCTCACGGCGTGGACGTCTACGAAGATACGCCTGTCGATAGCAGGGCGGCGTCTTATATCAATGCCGACTTCGCCCGCCAACTCGAACGAGAGAATGCGGGGCTGGTGGAGGAAGTGCGCCAACTGCAAGACTGCCTGGCCGTAAGCGTCGCGAAGGGACTGAAATCGTCTCTGGACGCCGAAACCGCCGAGCGCGATCTGGCTGCGGCGAGGGAGTGGATAGCTCGCCACGGCCGGCACACTTGGGAATGCAACACTGGAACCATAAAGCATGGGGACGCCTGCACTTGTGGCCTTGACGCCGCCCTCGCCCCCGCGCAAGGGAAGGAGGAGAAATGACCGACCAGCGCGAGGCGGCGGCGAAGGTGTGTGAGGAAATGGCCGCTGAAATAGAGGAAAAGGGCGGCAACGTACTTGCGGCATTCGTTCTGCGGGACGCCGCCAAGCGTATTCACGCCCTTCCAGCCGGCAGAGAGCCGGTGGCGTATCTTCACGGCATGCGTGAAGTACCCGGCGTTGGCGTGGAGATCATTGGCGCCCTGTCAGATTACGGTATGAAGTTGGACCTACCGGAGCAGACGCCCCTCTACGCCTCCCCGCCGCCACAAGACTCCGGAGAGCCTGTGGCGATACCCAAGGGGTATTGTTCACTGTTCGTTCACCATTCCAGCAAATGCGCTCAAGAGGGCAGATGCCTTGGCGCCTCCCCTCCACCGCCCCAAGACGCGGTGCGGGATGCGGAGAATGACAAGCTAGTAGCTTTCTTCAATACGCCCGAAGGTTTCTCCCAGTTCGGCAACAATGGGGACTATCAGAACTGGACACCGGCAGAGACAGCAATCGCCGCGATGCGCGACCTTATCACCACACGCAAGCGCCTACGCTGGATGTATGACCGCGAGATGGACAAGCTACCGTCCGTGACACCAAGGATGACGTTCGATGAATACTGTGCTGCCATCGACCGCGCCATGCTCGCCGAGAAGGGGACGAAATGAACCGCCGGAGGTTCCTTCAAGTCCTTGGCGTATTCGCCGCCTCAGCTGCGCTCCCTGTTCCCTTCGCCACAGCCAAGGTTGCAAAGGCTCCTTCGTGGGCCAAGACAGTCCTGCGGTTCGGATGCGCTCCGTTGGATGCGGGCTCCTATACCTTTTCCGCCTACGCTTTCGGTGCCGTCAGGAATGTCCAGATTTTCGACCGCGCCCTCTCTAACGAGGAACTGATTGCCGTGACGTGTTGTGAATACCGCGGCCTCTACGTCGCAGGCGTAAAGGCCGAGGGTGGTGAGACGGTTATAGAAATCCCTTGGAGCGGCGAGAATCTGAAGCATCCTCGTATCATCGAGGGTGGCATTGTAGCCCCGCTTGGACCAATTGATTTATGGCACCCCCAGCTGGAACGGGGCCAGCCAGTAACCTCCTATATCCTGCCCAAGGAAGGCTAATGGCCAAGGGTAAAGAAAAGTCCCGCATCACCGTCTGGCTGCCGCTGGAGGACCGGGCGCGGCTGGACCTGCAGCTGTATTCGGACCTGGAGTCGCGGGTCCCTCTCGGCGCCTACACGGAGTTCTTCTCCGCGCGGGTCCGCGAGCATCTCGAATGGGCCACCCTCGATCTCACGGCCCTTGGCTTCCCGCCGGGCTACTTCGTCCGCGGGCCGAAGGAGATGGTGGAGAGGCTGCGGCTGGTGCTGGAGCAAGAACACAGTCTGAAAAAGGAGCCGTCAAGTGTACTCACCTGAGACCCAGTCCCGAATCGCCATCCTGCGCCAGAAGGCTACGGAAGGCACCATCACCCTCGACGAGATGCGCGAGGCTGTGGTGCTGCTCCGGGCTGGCCGCATGGGCGCCGCGATCAGTTCCGAGCAGGCCCGCAAGACGCGGGCGAAGAAGGAAGTCCGCACGGCGGACCAGATGCTCGGGGAGCTGGGGATATGAACTGGCAGAAGGGCGACCTTGCGATGGTCGTCCGGGAGCACCACAAGTGTCCAAAGCCTAGTGAGCCGCGTATAGGCACCGTGTTTACTGTGCTTGAGGTAGAGCACACGACACTGCGCTGCATTTGCGGTCTATGGGCCACAACACTGTTTCTTCGCCATGATATAGGGAGAGCGGATCGCTGGCGTCCCGCCTCCGACTGCATCAAGCTCAAACCCGAGGACCTTGCCAACTACGAGGAGAAGTCGCGTGAACTCGATGCCGTTTCCTGAGGTGGTGGATTCCACCATCCTCGGACTCTACAAGTCCTGCCCGCGAAAGTTCTGGCTGGAGCAAGGACTCCACTGGAAGCCGAAGTCACCTTCGGTGCACCTCCACGCCGGGGCGGCATTCGCCCGCGGGCTAGAGGTCGCCCGCAATGCCTATTGGGCGGGCGTGGCCGAGGTGCCGGTCCGGGAGACCATCCGCGACCCCGACACGGGCGCGGAAACGGTCCGCATTCGATGGGACGCTCGGCCATGCACCCCCGGCAATGCCGAGGCATCCGAGACCTTGGGCCACATTGCGCTGTTGACCGCTTACGGGGATTTCCAATGTCCAGAAGATTCAGCAAAGTCCGCCACGCGCATGGCTGGCGCGCTCGAGTTTTACTTCGACAGGTATCCGCTTGGAGCGGACGGCGCAGAGCCAGTTACCTTAGCCTCCGGCAAGCGTGGGATCGAGATTTCTTTTGCGGAGCCACTGGACTTGGTCCACCCAGTCACCGGCAATCCCCTGCTGTACTGTGGGCGCTTGGACCAAGCAGTTCACTACGCTGGCGGTGTGTTTGGCGAGGACGACAAGACGACTTCGTCACTTGGTGCTACGTGGAGCAAGCAGTGGGACCTCCGGTCACAGTTCACTGGATATTGCTGGGGCCTGGGCCGTATCGGCCTGCCCTTGAACGGCTTTCTGGTACGTGGGGTATCAATCCTCAAGACCAAGTACGATACCCTCGAGGCCCTGACCTACCGTCATCCGTGGCAGATTGACGAGTGGTACGACATGACCCTCGCAACGCTGGCCGACATGATTCGGGACTGGAAGAGCGGATACTGGCGAAAGGTCCTCGACCACGCCTGCACGGACTTCGGCGGATGCGTGTTCCGACAGGTCTGCCTCAGCTCGGTCCCGGACAACTGGCTCTCGACCTACTTCGAGCGCCGGCGCTGGGACCCGCTCACTCGGACGGAGACGGTGCTTTGACCTTCCTGCAAGAATTCTTCATCGGCAGCGAGCGGGTGGCACTTGTCCTCCGCAAGCCCGTCTACGTTCACGCCGAGCTGCAGCCCCCGTACAGCTACGTCTGGGTCTGCCGGCACTGCGGAACCACCTTCGGCATGGCACCTGTCGAGGGCCAGCAATTCCTGCCCATCCGGGGCTGCTGCGAAGGCTGCCGTGACCGCGCTGTCGGGGTCTGGGAGACGCCCGGCTCGCTGTGGGTCGAGTGCGACCCGGACTTCCTTTCCGCCCTGCCGGAGGCTGTTCTCCGGCGGGAATTGCAACTGCACCTTTCTTACGAGGAGTCGCTATGCAAGTCACAGTCCGCCTGACGTTGGTCAGGTCTTTCCACTGGCCCGACGACACCAAGGACCAGTTCAACGCCGATAAGGTCGCTGCGGATGTGCGGGAGGATGTGCTATCCTTCGCCGCCGAAGCGGTCGAGGCCAACCTGAGCGTGGAGACGAATCAATGAAATTCCCCAAGAACAAGGCAGAATGGCTGGCCCAGCTCAACGAGCAGTACAGACAGGGCTACGCCAACGGTGAGCGGAACGGACACCAAAAGGCCGAACAGGACTTCAGGTTACGGCAACAGGATGCACGTGTGCGAGCCTTGGAGTCCATCACCCGCTACGCTTCGGTGACCGGCCAGACAATGGAGGCCTTTGCAAAGGCTATGCAGTCGGAGGCCAATCAGCTATGACCGACACTCAAACCCGTCCTCCCACCCTTACCGGCGTCAAGGAACTCCTCGAGGGCCCGTCCGGCACCGGCAAGACCTTTGCAATCGGCACAGCCGTCGACTGGTGCGACCGCAACGGCATCGAGTCCTTCGTCCTCTTCACCGAGCAGGGGCTGGAGACCCTTCTGGGCTACTGGACCGACCGGGGCAAGCCGATACCGGCGTCCTTGCACTGGCACGTACCGAGCTTCAAGACCCTCTCGCTCGACCAGCTCAAGGCCGCGGCCAACCAAATCGGGATGCTGACCTTCCAGTCCCTGACCACCCTGAACGACGCCTCGCGGGCACAGAACAACACCCTCGAGAGGCTGCTCGGAGTGATGGTCAACTTCCCCGACGACCGCACGGGCAAGACCTTTGGCGCCGTGGATCACTGGGGCCCGGACCGCTTCTTCTGGCTCGACAGCCTCTCCGAGCTGGCCGCGATCATCAACAAGTCCGTGATCGGCTCGAAACCGGTGATGAACCAGGGGGAATACGGCCTCGCCCAGAACCAGCTGATGAACTTTCTCCGCCTGCTGACGCAGGGCGCCCGTTGCCACTTCGGCATGACCGCGCACGTCAGCCGGGAAAAGGACGAAGTCTCCGGCGGCGTAAAGCTCATGACTCGCGCCATCGGGAGTGCGATCTCCGGCGACATCCCGCCGCTGTTCTCGGACGTCATCTACAGCTACCGGGAAGGCGACAAGTTCTATTGGGACACCGCCAACTCCCTGGTCGATGTCAAGACCCGCTACCTCCCGATCGCAAGCAAGCTGGCCCCAGACTTCTCTGTGGTCCTTGAGAAGTGGAAGGCCCGGAATGCAGCGATTGCGGCGCCGGTGGCGTCAAATCCGCCGGCGTAATTGACGTCAGAATTCGGGGAGGGTCGCCACTGCTCGCCCCGCCTTAGCAGTGCCCAGTGACAATCACCAATCCACAATCACCAGTTCAAGGAGCTTTAACATGAACGCAAGTGCATTCGATCCGTCCCTGTTCCTCCAAGCCACCACTACCGAGCAAGGCTCGACGGTCAGCGTCCCGATTCCCGTTTCCGATGGAGCCGGGTATCTCGCGGTGATCGCCGAAGTCAAGGCCCGGCAGTGGCGGTCGAAGGACGGGCAGTCCTCCGGCCTCGCTCTCGACATCGTCTACAACATCGACGAGCCGAAGGTGAAGGAGGCGCTCGGCCGCGACAAGGTCACGATCACCCAGGGCATCATGGTGGACCTCACCGAGCAGGGCGGCCTGGACATGAGCAAGGGCAAAAATGTCAGCCTGAACCGTGTCCGCGACGCCGTCGGCCAGAACGTGGCCGGGCAGCCCTGGGCGCCGGCGATGCTGGTCGGCAGGCCCGTCCGGGTCGTCGTCGGCCACCGCCCGAGCGACCGCCCGCAGGACCCGCCCGGCACGGTGTTCGCTGATGTCAACGGAGTCGTGAAGGCCTAGCAACATCCCCCGTTAAGCCCGGCAGCGGTATATCGGTGCCCTGCCGGGCTCTTTTTGCGAGGAGCAAGATGAAACCCCTGATCTACCTCGGCTCGCCGTACTGGCACGAGAGCGAGCTGATACGGCTGGCGCGGGCCACGCAGACCCGACAGGCGGTCGCCCGCTTCATGCTCGAAGGGCATCTGATCTACTCCCCCATCGCTCATAACGACGGAGTGCATCGCTATCTTCCAGAGGACCTGCGCCACAGCCATGAGTTCTGGATGTCCGTGGACCTGCCCATGCTCGCACGCTGCGACGAGCTTTGGGTCCTGCAGCTGGCAGGATGGGAAGACTCTCGCGGCTTGAAGCGCGAAATCGAGGATATGACAAAATGGAAAAAGAAGATTCAGTACGTCTAGAGGACACGATTCCGGACTCGGTTCTGGAAGAGGCGGAGCTGCTGGTTAACGGCCCGCGGCACTGTGACTACGGCCATCCCGCGGATGACTTTCGGCGAACCGCTGGAATGCTCAACGCGCTGTTCCAGCACCGCATCGTTCGCGACCCACGCAACCAGCCGGAGCCGTTCCTCCTCCCCGAGGACATCCCCCTGGTCATGATCTGCGTCAAGCTGTCCAGGGAAGTCCACCACCACAAGCGCGACAACCTTGTCGACATCGCGGGCTACGCGCAAACCTGTCACATGGTACACGAAAGGAAAAAGAGCAATGCTATCTATCCCCATCCAGCAGGTGATCGTGTCGCCAAACAGGCAGCGGAGGTCGTTCGAGCCGGCGGCGTTACAGGAACTGGCGGACTCAATCGAGCGGAGCGGCCTGCTACACCCAATCGTCGTAAGACCGACGAGTCCCGCTGACGAGACCTTCGGCTGGACCCTCGTCTGCGGCGAGCGTCGACTGCGGGCAATCCGCGACTACCTCTGGCCGCTCGGGGGCATCCTTCGCTGCGGCGGGGAGACCTACGACGAGGGGCTGATCCCCTGCATCCCGATCGGCGAGCTGGACGAGCTGGCCGCGGAGGAGGCGGAACTTGAGGAGAATATCCGCCGTGTCGATCTCAGCTGGCAAGAAAGCGCCGCGGCAACGGCTCGGCTGGCGACCCTCCGAGCCAAGCAGGCTGCTGTCTCAGGCGACGCGCCGCCTTCGGTAGCAGCTATCTCCGAGGAAGTCCGCGGCTCGGGCAAAGGCGGCTCTTACGAGGACACGCGGCGGGAGCTGATCCTTGCCAAGCACCTTGACGACCCCGAGGTCGCCGCTGCCAAGACCCGCGACGATGCGTGGAAGATGCTGAAGCGGAAGGAGACCTCCGTCAAGAATGCCGAGCTGGCTGCGACTGTCGGCGCGACCTTCAGCTCGGCGAGCCACCAGCTGCTGCAACAGGACTCACTGGCATGGATGGCCCAGGCCGAAGGTGGCATCTACGATGTCATCCTGACCGATCCGCCTTACGGCATGGGCGCGGACGAGTTCGGGGACTCTGGCGGTGGCGCGGCAGGGGCGCACGCTTACGAGGACACGTTCGAGGCCTTCGAGCAACTGGTCGGCGTGCTGGCGGACCAGTCCTTCCGTCTCGCCAAGCCCCAGGCGCATCTGTACTGCTTCTGCGACCTCGACCAGTTCGCGTACCTCCGCAGTTGGTTCAACGATGCCGGCTGGCGAGTGTTCCGCACGCCTATGGTCTGGCACAAGCCGGCGGCATTCCGCGCCCCATGGCCCGACCACGGCCCGCAGCGGAAGTACGAGCTGATCCTGTACGCCGTCAAGGGTGACCGCCCAACCACCGGCCTGTATCCTGATGTCGTCAGCTTCAACACCGACGACAACCTCGGCTGGGCCGCCCAGAAGCCCGTAGCTCTGTTCCACGAGCTGCTGCGCCGGAGCGTCCGGCCGGGGGATGCAGTGCTCGACCCTTTCTGCGGTACAGGCCCGATCTTCCCAGCGGCACACGCACTGAAGTGCCGGGCAACGGGACTGGAGCGGGACCCGACTGCCGCCGGGATTGCCGCGCGGCGCATTCAACTTCTCAAGGAGGTAGCATGACGGAGCTGCAATGCAGTGAAGGCCTGAACAGGCTGGCCGAAGCAATCAACTACTGGGCCAACGAAAAAGGTTTCTGGGACTTCCAGAAAACCGAGGGCGTGCTGCCCGACAGCAAGCTGGTCAAGAACACCAAGCTGCTGCTCGTGGTCAGCGAGCTTGTCGAGTGTATGGAGGGGCTGCGGAAGCCGGGCAGCCACCCCAGCCAGCTCTCGGGCTTCACCAACGAGGAGGAAGAGATCGCCGACGCGATCATTCGGCTGCTCGACTACGCCGGCCAGTACGACCTGCGGATTGGCGAAGCCGTCCTCGCCAAGATGGCCTACAACGAGGGCCGCCCCTACAAGCACGGAAAGGCGTTCTGACATGGACCTCTCAAACGACTGCACGAAGTGCCGATTCGCCTTCGCCAAGGGCGTGAACAAGCAGGACCTGCGGAAGATCTTCGAGTGCCGGCGGAATCCGCCCTTGGCCCAAATCATCCCAGGTCCCCAAGGGGCCCAAACAGTCACCTTCTTCCCGACGGTCAACTCCGAGACTGGCTGTGGCCAATTCGAGACAGCAATCGCCATAGCGCACTGATGCGCCACCCAGGCATTATCTACAACGGCCCGCGGTGCAGGACTTGTGGCGGCACGGCTCGCTACCGGGCCACCAAGCGCTGTGTGCGCTGCACCCGAAGCACACTGGACCTCAAGAAACTGATCAAGAGCGCTTGGCGGCGGGGCGAGAGTTGGTAGCACCTAACAACGGAGACAGCATATGTCCCTTTACGACGACCTCGGGGTGCCCGAGGATGCAGACGAGGCCACTATCAAGAAGGCCTTCCGCAGCAAGGCGCAGCAGGCCCACCCGGACAAAGGCGGCAACGCTGAGAAATTCGGCGAGCTGGTCCGGGCCTACGAAGTCCTTTCGGACCCGGAGCGGCGGAAGACCTACGACGAGACCGGGCAGACACAGGGGCTCCCTCCCGTCGACGTCATGGCCCAGGAGCAACTCTGCCAGTTCTTCCTCGAGGCACTGAACCGCTGCGACGACCCGGCGACCGCGAAGCTGCTCGCGAGCGTCGAGAAGGAAGTGCGCCAAGGCATCGCCTCCTGGGAAGAGGCGATCGCCCTCACCAAGCGCCAGCTCAAGAAGCTCGACAAGGGGCGGAAGCGCCTCAAGAAGAAAGGCGGGAAAGAGGGCTTCCTGCATCGGGCCCTTGACGAGTCCGCGAAGCGGGGCAAGGCCGCCTTGGTCCAGGCCGAACACAACCTACAGGTCGGCAAGCGGATGTTGGAGCTGCTGAAGGACTGGGAGTACGAGAGTGAGGAGCGACAGGCCCAGGCACAGTCGCTCTTCTATCAGGATGCCTTCCGTAGCGGGTTCAATACATGATCTGCCTGCCCGAAGGTCCAGTCCCCGCAAGCATCATGCTCGTCGGTGAGGCGCCGGGGGAGCACGAAGAGGCCGCCGGCACCCCCTTCGTCGGAGTCTCCGGTCAGGAACTCAACCGGATGCTCCACGAGGCCGGCATCATGCGGTCGGAGTGCTTCGTCACTAACGTCTGCCGGGTGCGCCCGCCGAACAACGACCTAGGCGCGTTCGTGGCGATGAAGAAGAAGGACATCACCCCAGCGCACCAGCTGCTCCTGGATCGCTGGTGCCTGCCGCCCGTCCACGAGGGCTACGCCCTTCTTTTCCAGGAGATCGAACGTGTTAGACCCCAGGTTATCATCGCTTTTGGCAACCTTGCACTCTGGGCGCTTACTGGGGCCTGGGGTGTCACTAAGTGGCGTGGTTCTATCCTTGGAATCAATGGGCCTTACCGTGGTGAAGGCCCCGTCGTCGTCCCAACTTACCACCCTGCAGCTATACTCCGACAGTGGGAATGGAGAGCTGCTGGCCTGTCTGACCTTAGACGTGCCAAACGATGCCTGGACTCTGAGTATCGGCGGCCACCTGTCTGGACCTTCCAGGTCCGACCCGACTTCGTCACAGCCAAAGGCGCACTGACGGGACTGCTCGACCGGCTCGCTGCAGGAGAGACTTGGATCGATTTCGACTTGGAAACCCGCGCCGGGCACATTGCGTGTGCAGGGCTCTCCTGGTCCACGACCGAAGCCATCTGCATCCCCTTTATGTGCGTGGAGAACCGCGAAGGCTACTGGTCCGTGGACGAGGAAGCAGAGCTGGTGTTTCTGCTCTATCAAGTTCTCAATCACCGCAACGCGCGGATTCGCTGGCAGAACGGCCTCTACGACGCCCAGTACACCCACCGCCATTGGCACTTCGTTCCTCGCGGTGCCCAGGACACAATGATCTCCCAGCACACCCTGTGGTGCACGCTGCCGAAGAGCCTCGCTTTCCAGGCCTCCCTCTACAGCCCCCACTACGTCTACTGGAAGGACGACGGCAAGACCTGGGCAGAGGGGATGGGCGAGGATCAGCTGTGGACTTACAACTGCGTGGACTGCATCCGCACGCGAGAGGTTGGAGAGGCAGAGCTACAAGCCATCGCCGGAATGGGGCTGCAGGCTGTCGAAGAGTTCCAGCAGCGACTGTTCTGGCCGGTGCTGCGGGCGATGATCCGCGGCATCCGGGTAGACGAGAAAGCAGCCTCGGACCTTGCAATGCAGCTGATGGACGAGATTGCCAAGCGGGAGGCCTACATCCTCGCGGTGGCCGGCCACGCCCTGAACCCCAAGTCGCCGAAGCAGATGATTCAGTTCTTCTACGGCGACCTTGGTCAGAAGCCTATCTGGTCCCGGCCGAAGAAGGGACAGCCCTCCCACATCACCTGCGACGATGAGGCGCTGCAGACCATAGCCTCCCGCGAGCCGTTACTCAAGCCCCTCGTCAACGCTATCGCGGACATCCGGACCCTGAGTATCCTGCTCTCCACCTTCGTCAACGCCAAGCGGGACATAGACGGCCGGATGCGCTGCTCGTTCAACATCGCCGGCAACACCGAAACCGACAAGTCCGCCCCGGCGACCTACCGCCTGTCCAGTTCCGAGAACGCTTTTGGTTCTGGCTGCAACCTCCAGACCATCCCCTCGGACAAGTCGAAGTCCATGGGCAAGATGATGAAGCGAGGGATCGACTTCGAAGTACCGAATATCAGGAGAATGTATGCACCGGACCCAGGGTATCTCTTCTTCGACGGCGACCTTGATCGAGCAGACCTTCAGGCGATGGCGTGGGACGCTGAAGATGATACTCTCAAGGCCGTCCTGCGTGCAAATGTTGATGTACACCTCTTTAACGTCTACGTCCTCGACAATCAGGAACCGCCTCCGCTGGAGGAGCTTGTTGAGGGGCACCCGAAGTACCCCGATCATCGAGGCCCTCGCAAGCACAAGCGTGAGTTCGCCAAGGTATTCTGCCACGCAACAGACTACCTTGGAAAATCGCGAACGGTGGCAGCGGTTACTGGCCGCACCGTCCACGAAGTGGACCGCGCCCAGGCCATCTACCTCGGCCGCTACAAGGGCATCAAAAAGTGGCAGGACCGGGTGATCGAGCAGGTCCGCAAGCGCCATTACGTCGAGAATGCTTGGGGGTATCGCTGGTACATCTTCTCCCGAATTGACGACTCTGTGATGCCTGAAGCGGTGGCGTGGATTCCGCAGTCCACCGTCGGCGTCACCATCAACAAGATCTGGATGAACTTCTACGAGAAGCTGCCGGAGGTCGAAGTCCTCCTGCAAGTCCACGACAGCTTGGCCGGCCAGCTGCCCGCGCACAGGGCGGCAGAACTGCTGCCGCGGATGGAGCAGGAATCCCGCATTGTGATACCCTACGCCGACCCGCTGATCATCCCGTTCTCGATCAAGACCTCTCCGATCTCGTGGGGGGACTGTGCTTGAGACCTCCGCGTCCCTACAGAAACCTGGAAGAGCGCTTGCTCGCCAACAGCCTTCAGGTCGGCGACTGCTGGATATGGCAGGGCAAGCGGAACGGCTCGGGCTACGGTCAGCTCAACGTCTGGCGCGGCGGCAAGGCTGTCTCGCTGTTCGCGCACCGGGTAAGTTACGAGTATTACAAAGGGCCAATTCCCTCCGAGCTGGAGGTAGACCACAAATGCTGCAATAAGCTGTGTGTTGCTCCTGACCACCTCCGGTTACTCCCAAAACCAGAAAACGGACGAAGAGGAAATGGCAAAAAGGAATTTCCCTGATTGGATTGAAGCCTACACGGCGTATGCGTCTTTCAGCGAGGCGCCGAAACGGATGCACTTCTGGACCGCCGTATCGGTCGTAGCAGGTGCTCTGCGCCGGAAGGTCTGGATTGATCAGACCTATTTCAAGTGGCACTGCAACTTCTACGTGATCCTGGTGGCGCCGCCGGGTATCGTGTCGAAGTCCACTACCGCCGGTATCGGGATGAACCTGTTGCGGAAGGTGCCCGGCATCAAGTTCGGCCCGGACGTCATAACGTGGCAGGCACTCGTGGGCGCATTCGCCGACTCGAAAGAGGAGTTCCAGCTCGGCGACCTCTACTACCCTATGTGCGCGCTGACCATCGAGTCATCAGAATTCGGCAACCTCTTCAACCCCCAGGACAAGGACATGGTGGACCTGTTCGTGACCCTCTGGGACGGCAAGCAAGGGGCGTTCACGAAGGTGACCAAGATGTCGGGCAGCGACACGGTCGAGAATCCCTGGATCAATATCATCGCCTGCACAACCCCAGCGTGGATTGCAGGCAACTTCCCAGACTATCTAATCGGCGGCGGGTTCACCTCCCGCTGTGTGTTCGTCTACGCAGACGCAAAGGAGAAATATGTCGCATATCCTGGCCTGGCCGTCCCTCAAAACCTCGCCCGAATCGAAGCCGGTCTGGTTGAGGATCTTGAAAGAATTGCTACGACTATCGCTGGGCCGTACGTACTCCGGCCGGATGCCGTGGCCTGGGGTGAAAAGTGGTATCGCCACCATTACGAGAACCGACCTGCTCACCTCGACGACGAGCGTTTCGGCGGCTACATTGCGCGCAAGCAGACCCACATCCATAAGCTCGCAATGGTCCTTGCCGCCAGTCAGCGAGACGACCTCTACATCACGGAAGAGGACCTCGCGACGGCGAACGTGATGGTGTCGGACCTGGAGACCGACATGGCCCAGGTGTTCTCGAGGATCGGCCGGACCGAGGCCAGTATCCAGGCCGAGCGGTTCATCGGCTTCATCCGCAAGCGCCGGGTCGTTCCCTACGAAGAGGCCTACAAGTTCATCTACGCTTCGTTCCCGGATGCGAAGGACTTCGAGGGCATCCTCAACGGCGCGCTGCGTTCGGGTCAAATCCGCCTCACCCAGACAACCTCCGGATTCATGATATGCGTGCCCGAGGCGGTTCAGGCGCCGGTTGTGGCGCCCGTTGACGTCATTTCCACGCCGGTAATTGACGCCAATGCCGCGGCTAACGGTTAAGTCCCTTATCTGCGACGGCCTCGGCTGGTGCTGCCCGGCGGCCTTCCTTGCCTTCCACAAGGACAACGCCCTGATCGCTACACGGCTCGGTGTCAGCGTCAGGGCGGTCCAGAAGCTCCGGAGCACGACGCCCCGGTGCGAGCAGGCGGCTAGTTGCTTGGCGCCCCGCCTTCGGGCGCGTGGAGTTCTGCCCGCAGACTCGCTGTGACAGCGTTCAGCTGGTCCCATTCCTCGGGCGTGGGATCACGCTGCTCGGCGACCATGGCGGCCACCTTGTCGCTGGACTCCTTCGCAAAGGTATAGGCATCCATGCCCGCTTGGATCAGGCCCGGGAGGGCGGCGAGGGCTTCAGCGGCGAACCGCAGGACTGTGGCTTCGTTCACGGCGCACCTCCGATCTGTAAGGTTGAGGTAATCGAGGTCAGGGCCCGGACAGCCGCCTCGGCCGCTCGGACGACCTGGTCGGTCGCCGTCGCCCCAGGATCACGCACGACCTCCTGCGCGCCCTGCAGCACCGGGTAGGCAACCTTGTCGGCCCGCTGCAGTTCCTCGACCACCGAGTCCTTCTTGCAGAGCGTCGGCCCGCCCTCGACACAGTCGGGGAGCTTCTGGTACGCCACCGCGATCGACAGCGCGGCGTTGTAGTTCCCCTGGATCGCGTAGACCTTCTGCGCGGGCGTCTGGCCTGTGGCGCAGGCCGCCAGGACCAGCAGCAGCCCTGCTAACAGCAACTTCTTCATGCTTCCTCCTTCGGTTTCAGTTTCTCCGCCCGTTCCTCTTCAGTCCACGGCTGCTTGGGCAGACGGATCAGCAGGCCCGTGAGGGTAGTTGCAGTCGTGACGAGGCAGCTGCCGATGATGGTCCGCAGTGGCGGCGTCGAGGGATCGACCAGCATCTGGCCGAGCTGGAGCAGGATGGCTCCTAGGAGGGTGAGGCCCATGATGACCCAGCCAGCTTTCGTGATGTTCAATGCAATCTCCTTAAGTGTTGATGAAGCGGACTTCAAACTGGTCCAGGCCGCTGGTCAGGCCCATGAATTCCTTGAACGCCCCATTCGAGTCGGCGACTCCGGGGTCCTGCAGCCCTTCTGCCGGGTTGAAGTCGAACAGGGACTCACCGAGCAGCACACAGCCGTCGGAGTGCAGTTCCTTGTTCCCCTTGTGGAACAGGATGGCCGAGTGGCCGGGGATCAAGATCTCCCAGGTATCGTACCCGCCGCGGTTGTAGCGGCGGCGCTGGCACCTCCACTGGCCGGGGCGAATCTTGGTCTGGGGAGGACCCGAGTCCTCGTAGGTCCGCTCGAGGGTAACTGCGAATGGCGCCGAGTCCCGCAGCCAGATCTGCCCGAAGGCGCCGGCCACTGCCAGATGCCTATACACCACAAACAGCGGCTCGCTCATTTAACCAGCTCCCATATGAACTTGTACCACGCCGGCCAGAGGCCTGTCGACAGGTACTGCAGCAAGGCATGCAGGAAGAAGAATATCAGCAAGCTCCACAGAAACGGCACCTTGAGCATGTGGAATAGCTTCACCGCTCCGCGCCCGTTGGTCTCGAGCGACCTGGTCACGACAGTCGCCTGCGAAAGCTGTTCCAGCTTCTCCACAATGCACTTCGTCGCCTTAGTGTTCTCGGCAAGGTCCTTCTCCATCCCCTCTACCCGCGCTCCCATTCCGTAGACCATGCCCTCCAGCATATCTTGCTTGTGGACCATGTGAAGACGGAACTCCGCATCCGCCCTGCGGCGGTCGGATACAGGTATCTTCCGCCGAGTAGCCATGTAGGCTGATCAGGGCTTGGAAAGACTTGCCTTGAGGCTCGCGTAAGCGAGGACTGTATCTGAGGCGTCGGGCTTCGCCGCTGCAGCCGCAAGCCGCTCCTCGTCCAGGTCGCGGAGAGCCGCCTGCCGGGCAGCTTCCACTGCTTGGGCCTTTTCGGCCTCTTCCTGCGCCCTGTCTGCTGCGGCCCAGGCAGCGCGAACCTCTACCTCTTCGTCCGGGGTCAGCTGTACCACTTCACCATTGACTAGCTTGTGCATGATCAGGCCTTTTTGACGCCGTACAGAAAGAAAATCCCCGACGCGATGTTACCCGACGAGGATAGGAAGCGGATTGCATTGACTCCGTTCGCGCTGATAATACCGCCGCCGGAGGTCTGGATGACGTTCGAAGCGTTGTTGACCCAGACGGCTTTCCACTCCACCAGCATAAGGCTTCCCGAGCTCCGTTGCAGGCGGATACTGCCCCAGCTGCCGCCCGAGCCTGCATTCGACAGGGCATCGGCGATGGTGATGCTCGAGGCTGCGTTGTCGGCGCCACCGCCCGGGGTAGAAGCCGACGCGGCGTTCTGGATACGGCCAGAGAAGTACTCGTTCGTGGACAGGTAAGACGAGCCGTTGTTGGTCGAGCCGCGGATCAGCAGGCTGGTCGCGTTCGTCGCCGGCAGGACGCCGTAGAACCAGACCTCGTAGTTGTCGTAGGTGTTCGTGATCAGGCTGGTGAAGTCGATCGACGATGAGCTGGATGCAGTGGCTGAGCCGAGTAGGACGTAGGAGCTGCCAGTGGCAGCGAGCCCGAGCTGCGCACCGTTCGCCTTGATCGGGTAGACCCGCACCACGCCACCGGAGTACCCGCGGCAGAGCAGAATGTCGCCGGCTTCCGCCGTGAACGAGCCGCCGGAAATGATCAGGCTCGCGCCGTTGGTGAAGGTCGGCGTCGAGACGCAGCGGAGCCAGGCAGATTTGCCCTCGGCCAGAGTGATCGCAGTCACCGGCCCGGTGCTGCCGGTAATGTCGATCAGGTCGCCGGTCGCGGTGTCCAGGTTGATAGTGGCCGCGGACGCGATGTCCGAGCCCTTCGTCTGGGTCATGAACCGGAAATTGTAGTCCGGCACCGTGCCGACCCGACGCTGGCCCGCAGTCACCCCCGAGACTTCGACCCCGAACTGCTTCGTCGGGTCCCCGTTGTCGTTGATGGACAGCAAGCTGTCGAGGAAGGTGTTCGTGCCCGTCCAGGTGTTGTTGCCTGCCGTGGCCAGCCCCAAGCTGCTGTAGGGCTGAAGCTGGAAAGCCGTACCGTCGTACAGCACTTCGTACCAGCTGTTTGCGGCTATCATGCCGGCAGCCAGCGCAGCTCCGTTGTTCTGGAGCGCCTTGGGGCCAACGATGCCGTTGACTTGCAGAGTTGCCGCTCCCGTGTTCGGCGAGGCGCCGGACTTGAAGCGGATCACCATGCCGGTAGCGTAGGCAGTGATGACCGGGCTGAGGTTCAGGGTCAGAGCGTCCGCGGTTCCGCCCGCCGTACCGCCCCAGATCGGCGTGGCATCTTGCAGCTGCGCCACACTGGCATACTGGTCCCGGGCCGAGCCGTTTGAAACTCCGGTATGCCTGAAGCCGCCCATCGGCAGGTTGCCGGTAGCCGGGCTCTGCCCATCACGGGTGATGACGCTGGACAGCGCACTTGCGATGTCGTTGACGGTACTGTTGAACTTCGCGCTTTCGATCAGTGTCAGCGCAACCGCAGGGAAGCTCGCAGCTGGCGGGGTGTAGACTCCATTGCCATCGAAGGGCATTGCTATTTCTCCTGGTTACCCACAGCCGGCGCGACAAGGCTGGCTGCGAAGGCAGCGCGAACTGCCGGAATGTCCATTGCAGCGTAGCTGCGAATTTGGTCTACGCCTTCAGGCGTCCAGATCATGTCGAACACCTTGCGGCGGGTGGCGTCGGAGGTCAGGGCCTGGCTGATCCGGTTCAGGGCGCCTGGGGCCTGCGGGGTATACACAGCCGCTCGACCGACATCGACCGCGGATTCGAAGGCGAGGTTCTTCCCCTGCGGTGTGTTGGTGATGACCTTGGAGCGACCGGCGGCTTCCATGACCTCCATCAGCTTCTCCATACCACGGACGAATTCGGCGGCTTGCTCCGGCGACTTTCCCAGGCTTCGTGCCGAGGCCGCCATGGTAGCGCGGAAGTTCTCACGGGCGACCTTTTGCCCAGGACCGCCCCACATAGCCTGTGAGAAGGCAGTCGGAGCGTCGATGGGCGTCTGGCCCTTTCCCGAGAAGGCTTTCTCCAGCTTCCTTTCCATCGCCGCTTTCGAGTACGCCGCGAAGGTTCCCGGCGCCGACTTGTCAAGGTCCACTTGCATCTTGGAGATGCTCTGGGCTCGGATGTTCGGGGAGTCCAGCACCTTGAAAATCTGGTCCACCTTGGTCGGCGCCTCGGGGTCCAGGCCTGCAGGCCCCGCGATCTGGCCGACAGGAGACCGCTGCATAGGCTCGGTGATCGCCTCTTTCCCCTGCTTGTAGATCGTGTCGCCCTGCTCCTTGTTCACCATCTTCGAGGACAGGTACTTCTCGAGGGTGCCTTCGAGCGCCTTGCGGGCTTGCTCCGCAGACCGGCCTTCCAGGCCCGGGGTCTTCAGGGTCGGCTTGCCGATCGCAGCCTTCGCCTCGTTGAGGATCGTTTTCAGCTGTTCGTGGTCGAGGATGTAGCCTTGGTTCTTCTTGTCCCAGATCTTCCCGAGGACCTCTTGCTGCAGGAACCTGCCGGCCGAAGTCGTCGGCCCGATGCGCTCGATCTCGTCGCGGAGGTCCGCATCGACCGCCTTGATTTCCTGCGGCTTGGCCATCTTCTCCTTGAAGGAGTACTCGTCGCCCGCGACCTTCCCGGGTAGCTTGTCCGCGCGCTTGACTGCGGCGGTCGCAGCTTCCTGGGTCTTCATCGCAGTCGTCGTCGGGTCTGCATCAGGCAGCCCGAACATCCCGACGCCCTGCTCAGCCGCCTCTTTCGCCTGCTTGTTCTGCCCCGTCTGTATCATCGTGTGCTGTGGCCCAGAGGTCGAACGCGAAGCATCCTCACTCAGCGCAGCCAGTGGCGTTGGCTGGTCCGGCATGGCCTGGGGCAGGTTGAGCGGCACGCCGAGTTCCTTGCCCCGCTGCATCAAGTTCTGTGCGTCGGCGAGCCGCGCGTCCGGGATGCCTCGAGTCAGCTCGTTGACCCGTCGCGCAGCGCCACCTCCGGTCCCCATGTAGCTCGCAGGCGCTCCGACCAGCCCACCGAGCAGCGCGCCAACAATCCTCGTGATCGGGTTGCCGGGGTTGAGGGCTTCCGCAGTCTCGGCACCGATCCCGCTGCCCGCTCCACCTATAGCTCCTGCTGTCACCAGCCCCGGAATCTGCGACGCTTTGGTCGCCAGCGACGGCGCCATAAGGGCTCCAGATACCGCCCCCGCGCCACCTTCGATTGCCAGCTTCTCGGTCAGGTTCTGTCCCTTTGCGGGCGCGCCGCCAGTCAGCCAGTCGATCGCTTCATCTGTACTGGCCATGGGATATTTCAGCCTCTCCGGCGTGATCGGGAAGACCTTTTCCAGTTCATCCCCGCCACGCTGGATAGCGCCCGCGATGAACTTCGGGACGTCGGTCAGACCACGCTTGAGGATCGCACCGGCGACACGCCCCGGCAGGCCCGCCTCCGAGGCCGCCTCTATGGCCCCCTGGTTCGTGACCAGCCGGGCAGCCTCTTCCGGGCTCGGCGCCTCTACCACCGCCCGCTGCCCGTCAGGCGTGGTGACAGCAAACTTGGCCATTATTCATCGACCTCTTCGACAATAGTCCCGTTCGGCATACGGGTTATCCGCGACTTGGTAGCAGGCTTCGTCATGGCACCGGAAACAGCATCGACTTTGCTCTGATCCGGAATCGACTCCGGCCCTGCCGCCGGCAGCATGATCCGCTCGAACTGGCCCGACCACTTGCTCGGGTCGCCGGTGTTGACCGCTTCCCAGTACGCCGAGTTCGCTGCCTTGGCGCGATTGACAGAGCGCTCCGCGATGGTATTCAGGATGCCGTACAGCTCCGCTCGCGCCTCGGGGCTGTTGGCCAGCCTGGGCGTGATTTCCTCGATGCGCGCAGCTTCCGGCGCCGTCACGTTCCGGTTGCCGCCGAGCTGGGAGATGATGTCCTGCCACATCTGGGTAGCGACCGAGTTGAAGCTCTCGGTGTTGGCGAGCTGCTTGATCTTTTCCGGCGGCAGCTTGACTCCGATCGCCTGCGCGATGTTGGTCATGAAGGTCTGGACGCCGGTGGTCTTGTTGCTGAACACACCGGACGCTTCCAGCTTCTTCATGGTCTGGAGCTGTTCCTGGACCTTCTGGGCCGAGCGGGCCTTGTTCCCCAGGTCATCAACTGTCCGGGCCGCGAGCTTGAAGCCCTCCTCGGCGCCCGCGGGCGGTCCCTTCATGATCGAGTTCGAGTTGACGTTGGTAGTGATCTTCGGCGTCTTGTCCACGACCTCCAGCTTGCCGGTGCCCTGTTCCCGTTGCGCAGCGATCGGACCGGAGGGACCGACGATCTGCTCGTCCACCCAGGGACGCGCGAAGTCGCCGGCGACAGTCGGGCCCCCCGCAGCGCCAGTGTCCACCAGCCTGCCATCCACCGAAGTGAACTCCGGCTTGCGTACGAGCAAGCTCATAGGCGCGGGATGGCCTTGCTGGGCCGCCAGCGCCGCCGCCACGCGGGACTCGGAGGTGTAGCCATCCGCGCTCAGAAGGTCCTTGCTCGTCACAGACCCCTTTCCGATGGCTTGCAGGTCCAGCTTCCCGACCTCTTCCAGATTCGGGAACCCTGAGGTCAGCGCCCCGACCGCAGCACCCCGCGAGTCGGTATCGCGCTGCTTGATGTAGTCCTCGACGCTCTGTTTCAGCTGATTGCGATATTTCTCGCCGAAGGCTGCTTGGTCGGTTTCAGCACGGTCAGAAGCTTGCTTGCCTGCGTAGGCCTGGAAAATCTGTGCTGCCGGCGCAAGAGCCGAAGTCGGGCTCGCCAGCCTGCCGTAGTTCTGTGCCTGCTGCATCGGCCCCAACGCCCGCTGGGTCAGCGCGTCGGCCAGTCGCTGTCGGCGCTGGATAGCGAGGGCTTCAGCCTGCAGTTCCGGCGGGAGGTTCATCATCGGATTCATAGTATCACGTTCCCTTCAGCAAGCCGTTTTGCGACCCCGAGCAGCCCACCAGCCACCATCTGCGCATTCACTTCAATCCGTTCCCGCAGCCCCGGTGTGCAGCTCTCGATCATCTGACGAATCCTCGCAGCGTGGTCGCCGTCGTGCAGGCTGTGGTGGCGGAGGCTGTCCAGATACACCCCGTGGACCCGTTCCAGTTCCTCCACTGCGCACATCGGGAGTGGATTGGACTCCAGCACCAGCATGTACCCGAGCAGCATCGCCGGATGCTCGTGAGCGATCAGGTAATACTGGCTGCCAGCAATAGATGCAGCAGTATGACAAGGAGGAATATCCTCGACTCCAAGCCGAACAAGGTCCTCCGCCAGCATCTCGTCGTGGCCGACCTCCTCTTCCCAATGCTGTGCAAAGTAGCCATGCAGGTCTCCCCTTGCGTGCGCCATGCCGAACTGGAGCAGCGGCGCGCTGGCGACGATCAGCCGCTGCAGGAAGCAGAGGTTCCGGATCAGGAAGCTGCGGTCTTTGAGTTGGACGAGGTTCATCAGAAGAACATCGCTAGGGCGCCCGCACCGAGCCCAGCCACAGCGCCGAGAGTGGAGTTGTAGGTCCCGACCTTGGAGTTGTATATGTCGTTCGCGGCTTGGCCCTCCGCCTGCGTGGCGCCGAGCAGGTTCGCCGGCTGCGCATTCGCTCCGACGTTGGTGGAGCCGAAGGTCGGTATCTGTGGCGTCGCCCCCGTCCGCAGTGCGTTGAGTTCGCTCAGCGGCTGGGTTCGTTGGAGCAGCAGTTCGCTGATCGCTTGGTTCCTGTCCCGCTGCCCGAACTCCGTCCCTGCGACAATCGACCGGTCCCTGGCATCGCCGTAGGCAAGGCTCTTGTTCCGGTTGAAGTCGTCGAGGGCCTTGGTCCAGCCCTCGTTCCCGACAGAGAAGCCCGCGTTGAGCAGCCGGTTGCGCTCGCGCTCCTCCGCCTGTGCCCACTGGGGGTCCAGAGTCGCCGTGGCCCGCCCATACATAGCGTCGGCGACTTTCTGGCTGTAGTCGCCTGGCAGGCCCGAGAGGTCGAACGGCGTGGACAGGCTGCTCTGGACTTGGCCGAGAGACTGCTGGCTGGCGTCCGCGAGTCCCAGCCTGATCCTCGTATCTGCATCGAAGAGCTGCTGGCCCTCCGGCGTGAACTGGATGGAGGACTCGTAGTTCGGGACGCTGACTCCCGGCTGGTCGCCGACTCCGGGAATCTGCGTCGTGCCCGTCTGCCGCCAGATTTGGCTCCCGTAAGGCGACGACTGGTTCGCCCGGTTCAGAATCGCATTGACGATCGCCGACTGGACGCCGGCCTGGCCTTCAGCCTGCGCCGCGCCGCGGTAGTCTGGTGCAGCCGGTGCGCTTGGTTTTCCCATTATGCAGCCCTCTTCTTCATTTCCAGCCAGCGACATTCAGATTTCAGCATTCCGTACACCAGCAGATCGCCCTGGGGTGTTCCTTGGCGCAGGCACCCTTCCCAAACGAATCCGAGGGACTCGTCAAAGTGCCGTGCGGCAGCGTTGTCCGCCGGCACCAGCGCCGTTACCCGACGGCAGCCCTGCTGGTTGAAGGGATAATCGAACGCAGCGAACAG